TAAGAATAAAAAAAAAAATTATAAAAAAATTGATAAAAATATTATATTATTATTTATTATATATCTAATGACATTTTATTCACCATGTATTTTTTTCTTTTTTCGAGATTTAAAAAAAAAAAAAAATCTAAATGTCAAAACAAATGAAATAAAAGAAAATGATAAACAACAAGAAGTTAAAAATAATACTTAAAAAAACGTTATATAATTAGTTTAATGAACAAAACTGCTATTAGAATTATGAATGATTATATTGATTTTAATAAAAACAAACCAGATGGAATTTATTTATGGATTAATAAAAAAAATATTTATCAACAATATGCTCTTATAATGGGACCTCCCAATACTCCATATTTTGGAGGATATTTTTTCTTTGATATCAAATTTCCAACTAATTATCCAGATAAACCACCAGAAATAAAAATGTTAACTATTAATAATAAAGTCAGATTTAATCCTAATTTATATCAATGTGGTAAGGTTTGTTTGTCAATATTAGGAACTTGGACTGGTCCTAATTGGAAACCAATTATGAATATTAGATTGGTATTAACATCTATACTTTCTTTAATGGGAGAATATCCAATTCAAAATGAACCTGGATTTGAAAATGTTAAACCAGATCATATTTCATCAATTGAATATAATTTATATTTAATTTATTATACTTATTCAATTGCAATTATAGATGTTTTAAATGAAAAATATAAAAAATGGTCTAATTATTTTAAGGATGAAATTAAATTAGAATATGATAAAAATTTTAAAAAGTTAAAAGATGATTTATTATCTTATGAACAAATACATGGAAGAGTACCTGTATCAAAACAGATTTATTTTATGGAAAAAGAAATTTTAGATTTTAATATTTTATTAGAAAATTTTAATAAAATAAGTCAAAATTAATTATGTTTAATATGAATATCCATAGTATTTAATGTTTCCAATTCATGATATTTTTCAACAAATACAAATATTTCAGAATGATAATATTTAATATGTTCAGCTAGAAGTGATTTATGTTTGAATCTTTTATTACATATATCACATCTAAATTTTTTACCAAAACAAAAAAATAATCTACATAAACAATCTAATAAAGGAGTAATTAAGCATTCGAATGCCATCCAAATATTATTTAAATTCATTTAATAAATTATAAAATTACTACTCTAAATAGAAATAAAAAAATGAAATTAAATTATATAAAATCTAGATAGTATATATTATCTAATGTACTTTTGTCCAAATTGTTCATATTTATTTGATATATCAAAATCTTCAAAAATATCTAAGGAAGCAGATGAAAGGATATTAATAAAAAAATTATCAGATGCTTTCATTAAATTAGAAGAAAAAGAAGATTTAACAAAATATAAAGCTGATTTTTCAAAAGATGAAATGGCTAAAAATAAAAAATATCAAAAAATATCAGAAGAAGATAAAATAAAATTAAATCAGTTATTTGAAGAAATAGTTAGTTCAGGAGCGGAATTTAAATGTGTAAATTGTAATTATGCTAAACAAATAACTGATACAACTTTATTATATCAAATTAATCTTGAAAATAAAAATGTTCAGTTTAAAAATATTGAAGAAAATGAATTGAATGTTAAAGATCCATTATTACCCCATACAAGAGATTATACCTGTAAAAATCCTAGCTGTATTACTCATAAGAATCTAGATGCAAAGGATGCTGTCTTTTTTAGAGATAAAGGTAGTTATAAATTAAACTATATTTGTTCCGTTTGTTTCTATAATTGGTAAAAATTTATAAAATACTTAAAAAATTAATTAATAATAATGACTTTATTGAATATCTAAAACAAAATAATTTATTCAATTAATGATAATAGATGATCTTTGGATAATTCTTCTAAATTCCAAATTTCATACTTACCATTAGGTAAAGGTCTTTTGATTTTAAAAGGAATCATATTTCTAATGAATTCTTCTTCAGCTATTTTATCATATGATAAATCTTTAATATTTTTTATCATTGGTTTAGCGCCCATTGTTAATTGTTTGCATCTTTCTCCTAATATTCTAACCATTTCATATTTAGTTAATCTATTCGAACTTAATCTATTTTCTTTTAGAACATATTCAATATTTTGATCATCTTGTAATTCTACTTCATCATTATTATCAAAATATTCATCATCATCCTCTATTGCTTCTTCTATAGCACATCCCACTGCTTCGGTATCAGGTTCTATATTTAATTCATCTTTTTCTTCATCATCATCAAATTCATCTACTTCAACCTCTTCAATTTCATCTAATTCATCAACATCTTCTTCATAATCATCTTCTGATTCTTCTTTAGTAGAAACTTTTTTAATAGCTTTTTTGGAAGGCATTATAGTACTTGATAAATATTTTTAAATAATAATTAATCAATTTTTTTAAATATAAATAATATGAACATAATTTTCAGAATTCGGTAATTCTTTTATTTTATTTTGATTAGTGGGTATAAAATAAATTTCATTATCAATAGTTTTTATTTTAGTAATTGGTTCCTTAGTAATTTCCATAAAATCATTAAAATTATCAAATTTATTATCATTAATCTCTAATATTATTTCTCCAATAGGATATTTACTAAATTTTCCAATTTTATTATAATTAATATCTGATAAATATACAGTAAATAAATCACGCTGATATAGTTTCCTTTCAAATATTTTAATAATTTGGCTAGATGATAATTTTAAACTATTAAGATTTTCAAAATGATTTTTACAAAAAATTGATAGAATTAAAAAATTATTTTCAATATAATAAATACTTTTTGGATCAACCATGTGATAATAATTAATATTTGTTTTACAAATTTCTAAATTAAAATCAACTTTTTTTAATTTTTTTTCTTTTGTGTCTATATATTCAATACTTATTTTATCACCAGGATTAAACCATAATCCAATATCATCTATAGGTATTTTTTCTGGATAAAAATCAAATTTAACCTGTCCTTCATAACTTATTGGATTTGAATTAATACTTATTAATATATCTCCTTCTTTTAAATATTTGTTAAAATAATATTTTTTATTGATAATAGATAGTCTAACTCCAACTTGTTTTTTATTATATGGTAATTCTATTCCATCATATAAAATTTCTCTTAATTCATCTTGTATAAGTTTTTGGTAATCAAAATAAATAATTGGTTTTTTAATAACTAAATTTTCTTTATCATTTGTTGTTATATCAAATGATATAATAAATCTATATATAGGTACAACAAAACCAGTTTTCTCAGCTTTTGATAATTTACTAACATTAACACCAATTACTTTATATTCTCCTTTATCATTAATAACTAATGGTCCTCCAGAATTACCGTGATTTAAGGATGCATCAGTTTGTATTAAAGATTCTTGATAACCGGAAATAATACCCTTTGTTATTTTAATATTCTTACTAGACAATGGAAATCCTATAGTTAAAACATCATTAGTTTCTTTTTCACTTATTACTTTCATTTCTAAAGGTATTACATCATTTAGATCTTCTTTAATTTCTAATATTGCTAAATCATCATCTGGAAATATATGTTTAATAGTTGCTTTAACTTCATTAGTATTTTTATAAAAAATATCAATAATAACAGAATTTTCAATTACATGATAACAAGTTAAAATAAGTTTTTTTGTAATAAAAAATCCAGTTCCTGATGTTTCAAATATATTAAAAGTATTTAATGGATTTGAATAATAAATTTTTCTTGATTTTACATTTATTTTAACAACAGATTTTTCCCAATTCATAATTATATTAAATAAGAATATAATTTAAAATATTTTAAATCCTTTAAGTTTAAAATTATTTAATTATCTAAGTATTATCAATGTTAATGATTACTATTGAATCAATCTTAATTGGTTTTATTACATGGGTTATTTGTAAGATAATATTTAATCTTTCAATTAATAAAATAAATAAAGATTTAGATAAGCCATACGGTATTGATTTTTCATTTTTTATTACTGGTTTGGTTCTTTATTTATTTTTTTAAAAAGGACTTTTTAACAATCTATTAAAAAAAAAAAAAAATTCAAATATTTAAATATATTATAGTTTTTTAATTTTTTTTCTAACCTATTATAAATGGATTGCCATATTTGTTACGATAAAAATTCGTCTTTAAAATTTCTTCCGTGTGAACATTCTCTCTGTTATAATTGTTTTATTAGATTAGCTAATTCAATTTGTCCATATTGTAGAGAAAAATTTATATATACACAAGAAGAAATTATTCAAAGAACAAATATAGGATTAAGAAATGGTTATCAATCCAATGATTTACAACCTGGACTAAGCATACCAGATGAATTTATATTCATTAGTTCAAGTCAATTATTACCTTCAATTATATATCAAAGAAATATTAGATTAGAAAATCATTATCAAATGATTGAAAGTCGAAATAAAAGAAAAAATAATAATAATAAAAATAGACCATCAATAGAAGAAATTAATGATCGTAGAAATAATATTAATAAAAGAGAATTAAAAAAATGGTCAAGAAGAGAAAGACGGTTAGAAAAAATGAATCATTCTTCAACATTTTCATCAGATACATTTTTAGATTGAGATAATTCTTCAAAGTATTCATTATATTTATCTACCAATGATAAATCCATACAATATACTCTCAAGAAATATTCCTGATGTTTTTGAGTAATTAGTAATGAAAAACTTCTTACTTTGTTTTCTGATATTATTTTTCCGTTTTTTAAATTATAGAACGTTATTTTATTTAATGGATTTGACTTTCCTCCAACATATCCAACTTTAAATCTTAAAATATAATAAGTATTTTCATTGAACGATTGTCTTAATTTTTCTTCATCAAATTCACAAGGATGCAAAGAAACATCTTGATATACAAGTTTTGGTATTTTACGTTGATTAATTTCTTGTATAATTTTTTTGATTGATGGATTATTATGTCCATACCATATGAATGAATCTACTAGTTCCATCATTTTCTCAGGATCTAAAATATATTTAGATATATTTAACTCTTTTTCTATTTCTATTAATAATTTAATAATTAATATTTCAATTGCTTTGACAGCTTTATGATTATAAATTTGTCTGTGTAATCTATATCTAATAAAAAACATTTGGTAAATATCTTCACTACACTGTAATGAGTAACAAATTTTATTTTCTATAACTTTTGCATCTTCTATAATTCTTGAATAATTAAATCCAAATTTTAATCCAACAGCTTGAGTATCTCTTACTAAATAATCAAATTTATCAACATCTATAGAATTTAATGGATTGGAAATAATTTGAAATATCCATCTACCAACCTGATATTTAGTCTTCCATTTATTATATTCAGATTCTTTTGGATTAATTAAATCACCAATTACTTTTATTTGATCTTTATTTAATGGTACATCATATTTATCAACCATGTGATTAAGTAATGTAATTGATCTATTCTCATGATAAACATTTTTTGTTAATATTTTTAATTCATTATGATTAGACAAAGATTCCAAAAAGTAATCGTCAAATAAATGCGAAAAAAGTAAATGACCCAAATCATGACATAACCCTGCAATTCCAACTAATTGAATTATTTCAGCTGTTATTTTTAATTCTGGTTGTTTTTTATTGATTTTTTCTATCATTTGAGTAGCTAAATGATATGTTCCAATAGAATGTTCAAATCTGGAATGATTTGCTGTTGGAAAAACTAAATATAATACTCCTGTTTGATGAATATTTCTTAACCTTTGAAATACAGGTGTATCAACTATAACAGAAGATATTGAGTCTAAGTTTATATAACCATGGATATTATCATAAATAATCATTAATTTATTGATTTAATATAAATCAATAAATTAATCAATTTTATTTATATTTCAACTTCATTTTCACTATCAGTTTCATTATCCATATTCATTTCATTTCCTTTAATATTAACTAAATTTTTAATTTTATCATCAGATAAGAAATTTTGAGTTGGTATTGGTAAAATCATTTCAACACCTAGTTTTTCAGCTATTAATTTAAAATATCTAACATAAGGATGATTTGATCCGAGTTGTTTCATCATTGAATTTTGTAAAACTAATGAAATTATATGTTTATATTCTTCAGGATGATCTAATATTTCATTTGGTTCGGGAATAGACATCTTTGATATTTTTTTTAATTTCATATATTCATTTAAAATTTCAGGAGGAACATTATCATTTGCTTTTGCTTTATGATAAACACTGTTAGTTCTATCTTGTCGCATTAAATTAATTTTAGCTTTTAATATTTTTTGTTTTTCTTTTTTATCAATTATTTGTGGTTCATTATCAGCTTTAGAATCTTCTTTACTGATTTTAAATCTATAATTATTATCTGTTTTTTCAACTTGTTCTAATAAAAAACCTGTTTTAACAAATTTTTTTGAAAGTTCACTTAGATCAAAATTATTAGTAGTCTTGACTTCTTGTTTAAATTTATTTACAGCATTCTTTGAATTAAAACCTATTTTATCTCCTTCAACTATAACATTAAAAACTTGTAAATCTGTCATTACTATATATAAATTTGAAGCTTTAAATAATAATTAAAATTTTTTAAATTAATTAAAGAAGCATTTTTAAATATATTAAATGGTAAAAGATACAAAACTGTATGATATTTTAGAAATTAAACCTGATGCTACTGAAGTACAAATTAAAAAAGCTTATAATAGATTATCTAAAATATGGCATCCAGATAAACATTCAGATGTTGATAAAAAAAAAGATGCTACAAATATGTTTCAAGAAATTAATAAAGCAAAAGAAATTTTATTAAATAATGAATCTAGAAAATTATATGATGATATTGGTATGGATATTTTTAATGCTGAAAATCAGGCAGGTCAAAATAATGATCACAATCCTTTTGCAGATTTTGGAAATATTTTTGGGGCTGGATTTCCATTTAATATGGGTGGAATGCCACAACCAAAACATAAACAACCAGAAAATATTGTTGAACCAATAAATGTCAATTTAGAACAAATATATAATGAAGAAACAATTAACTTTAGTTATAAACAAAAAAATAATTGTAATAAATGCAATGGAGATGGTACTAAAACCGGAAATAATTCTAAATGCGAAGCCTGTAAAGGTCAAGGAGTAAAGATTCAAATGATTCGAATGGGTCCTATTGTCCAACGATCTATGGTAGAATGTCATTTATGTAATGGTAAAGGTAAAATTGTTAAAGATGAAGATAAATGTGATGTATGTACCGGTAAAGGATTCACTATAAAAGAAAAAACAATTCCAATAAAATTAATATCAAAATTAAATCATGGTTTTAAATTAACTTTAGAAGGTAAAGGTCATCAATTAAAAGAATGTAAAACAGATTTAATTCTTATTATTAATGAAATTCCTAATAAAACTTTTAAAAGATATGATAATGATTTATTTTTAGATTTAGATATTAAATTATATCAAGCTTTATTTGGTTTTGATAAATTAATAACTCATATGGATGGGAGAAATTTACATTTAAGTTGTTCAGGTCCGACTGATTTTAAAATGATTAGAAAAATCAATAATGAAGGTATGAAATTATCTAATAATACAAATGGAGATCTATATATTAGATTTAATATAATATTACCTAATTTTTCTGTTTTACCACAAGATACTAAATCACAATTAAAATCTTTATTACAATCATTTGATAAAGCCGAAGTTCTAAAAGAACAACAAGTAATTAAAACTTCTAATTTGACAAAAACAGTTTTATCAGAATGTAAACAATCTGAAACAATTAATAACTTAATGGATTCATTAAAAAACAATAACCAAAAAGAATATAAAAAATCAAATAATAAAAATTTTGATGATTCAAATAGCTCAGATTCTGATATGGAAAATCAAAATATGGGACAACCTCAATGTGTACAACAATAATATAATTATAAAATTATTTTATTTTATAAACTATATTTTACTTTTCCTAATTCTGTTCTACAAACAGGACATTTATAATTATATTCTTTTAGATAAGTTTTAATACAATCAGTATGAAAAGTATGAGTACAAACTAATTTAGTTATAAAATCTCCTTTTTCCATTTGTCCCATACATATACTACAATTTGAATCTAAATTTGAATCTAGTTCTACAGATTCTAATTTTTCTAAATCTTTATCATCCATTGAAACAACTACATTCTGATACGATTGATTGTTATTATTTACAAGACTATTAATTACATTCATTAATGAACCATGATTTACTGGATTATTAATCCAGTGATTTTGAAGATGACCATTAATAAAATTAACATATAGAAACATATTTTGTGCCATCAATTCATTAATTGAATTATTATGATTATTTAATACGTGAACTATTTGAGATAAATCTAAATTATTATTTTGGAGATTTTCATCATCTGAAGCTTCATTTGATGATTCTTCATCGGCGTTGTCATTTATAGGATTTGAAAATGTTTGAGAAAAAATTATGGGTTGTTCATTTGGATCAGTATTATTAAAATCTTCTGATGATAATGTTAAACTTAAAATATTATCTACCATTTGATTACCGCATGCTTGATTTACAACATCAAATGATATTTCATAACCAAAATTTTTATAAAAATCACAAATGATTTGTGGAATATTCGAGATAGTAATTCCAATTTCTATTAAATAATTTTTAATTTCCCGTATGATATCCGATTCATTTTCATACGAATCTTGCATCAATATACGATAAGCGAATAGTTCAGAAAATAATTCATCTAAATTTGGATTCATTATATTAAGGATTAAATAGTATAAGATAATATTTTCAATATTTAATAAATATTGAATAAAATATATTAAAGATAAGTTGATTTTAATTATAATGGATATTGAATTAATTAATAATAAATTTGAAATAAAATATTATAAAAATCTGATAGAATCATTAAAAAAAATGCAAATAAATGAAATATGGTTAAATAATCATTTACAAGATCTATATGATAAATTACCACAAGAAAATAAATTATCAGAAACAAATACAGAAAAAAAAGATTTAAACTCTTCATCAGAAACCGACAATCATAAACAAATATTTGCGGATGGAGATTTATATAAAAAATCTTGGCAAAAATTAAATTCAATACATAAAATTTTAAAAGTAAAAGAATTCGTAAATAATTTAAAAATGAATTCTGAAAAAGATAAAATTAAATTAAGAGATAAACTAGTTGAATTAATTAAAGCAAAAAAATTAACTAAAAAAGAAAATGTTATATATGATGAAATTAATGGAAAAATCATATCATTACCTAATTTACAATACAATAATAATAACTATTTTTATTTAGAGAACTAAAATATTGAATTAATTTTATTTAAAAACTAATTTAATATCCATATAATGTCCTTTGGTAATTTAAATAATATGATTGAAAAAACAATTAAAATATTAGAACATAATATCGGAAAGAAAGGTTCTACAAATTTATTAGGTTTATCAATAATCAAAAAACAAATTTATCATGATTTACAAAAAGAATTTGCCGATGTAACTGAAGATAAAGTAGATGAAATTATAAATAGATTGTTTTCAAATAAATATACTTTTAATAATAGTTTATCATTTGATGATGGAAAGAATTGTTTAAGAGAATATGAAGATACATATCCAGATATCAAAGTTCCATCCAAATATAAAAAAATATCTGATCATTTTGAAAAACTCAAAAAGTTACCACAACCTGCTCAAAGATCTCAAGAATGGTTTAATTATAGATATAATAGAATTACAGCATCAGATTCTGCTGCAGCTATAGATTTAAATCCATATGAACCGGTTGAATCATTTATATTAAAAAAATGTGATCCTAATTTTCCATTTTTAGATAATGCTACAGTTTTTCATGGTAAAAAATATGAACCAACAGCAACTATGATTTATGAACATATTTACAATACACGTGTTTTTGAATTTGGAGCTTTACCTTCTGAAAAATATACTTTTTTAGGTGCATCTCCTGATGGTATTTGTTCTAAATATACATTAGATAATAATTTTTCTGAAAGATTAGGTACAATGTTAGAAATCAAATGCCCTGTTACAAGAGATATAGAAACATCTGGAAAAATTGCTGGAGAAATTTGTCCTTTTTATTATTATTGTCAAGTTCAACAACAATTAGCATGTTGTGAATTAGATGTATGTGATTTCTGGCAATGTAAATTATCCGAATATTCTAGTCGTGAAGCTTATTTGTCAGATAATTGTCAATCATGTGTAAATACTGTTGGTAACTCTAGTGCTAAAATTCAAGTTGATGATAGACTTAAAAAAGGTATTATATTAGAATTTTATCCAAAAGTTTTCATCCCTCAATTTGATGGTGATTTAGCTGAATGGAAATCTAAATATATTATTCCAAAAAGATTAGACATGGATGAAGCTCAATATAATAATTGGGTTTTAAAAATGTTGGACCAATATAAAACATTATATCCTGATATTCATAAAGATTATTATTTTTATAGAATCATCTATTGGAAGTTAGAATCAT